TGATCCAGTCGATTAACCGGTACATTCAACGACTTATATAGTTTCTTTTGGAAGTAAATAATATCATCGATTTGTCCAAGATTCTCCCCACCTGGAAGAGTAGTAATTTCCGTACCTCTACCGCCTTCACGACGCGGTAGCCAGAAATCTTCTAGCATAGACATATGCTTACGATCGTCTTTTACCTCACCGGTATTTGCATCATAGACCAGCTTATTACGATAGCTGTTCATGATGTTCTTGAGGTATTCTTCTGCTTTACCCTTAGGTAAGTTACCTACGTCAATATAAAATATTCGACGTTCTGGTGCTCTTGATAATCGGTAGATTACCAATGAGTCTTCCATCATACGCAATTGGTTTACAGGCTTAATAGCCTTTTGTAGGTATGAAAGTACCTTAGTGCGTGATGGGTCTAGCAATCCTGATGTAGTATATTGGATTGCGTCTTTAGAAATCTTAACACCCTGATTACTTTTAACAAGTGCTGTATCTTGGTATAGGTAATATTCGTCTACCTTTTTAACTACCTCAGCACCAGTAGCAGGATCTTTTTCTTTTTCTATCTCCTTAACCTTACGAATCTTAGTAGGGTCAATAGGTCTAACTTCTAATATGCCTTTCTTAGGGCTTTTCTCGTCGACAATAAGATGATAAAATAAACGTCCATCAACATACCACCGTCGAAAGATTTCGTGTCCATAATGATTAAATTGCAGTAATTCTACAATAGATTCAAATTCTTCGCGAATAAGCTTTTTAATATTATCAGGCTGATCCAGATCATCTGTAATTAGATCAACAGGAGCTGAGTTAGAGTCAGATACAATAGCTTCATTAATAATATCTTCAATTGCAGCATCACATTCTGGCTGTGAAGCAGTCTCTCTGTAACGCCGAATTTGATCAGCTTCATTCGATGCTTGCCCACCATCAAGGTCTACGTACTGACCAAAGTGACCGCCAGCAGCTTGGACGTAACTAGAACCATCATCTTCAAGAGGAGCAACAAAGGATTTTTTCTTTGCATCTCCTTTATCCTGCTCTTTACGCTTAAGCTCGAAACCAAATAATTCTGCCAATTTCTTTTCTCCAATGAATAATAAGAGGGGAGAAAAACTCCCCTCCTACTATTATCTATATGGCCTTTAAGATGTTGTATCTGATTCCCAGTACTGGACCTGAAGCTCAACAGTGAACTCCTCAATACCTTCTGAATCGTAAGATACTTCAATTGTTGATAGATTCGTTGGCCATAAGCCTCGGAATGTATAACCCTTAAGGTTCTCACCATTTTTGTCTAACTGATATACAGATGCATCTGCAAAGTACTCAGACGGATCAGTAGCACCAGTGTTTGCATTATGGTTGTTGATGAGATTCATCCACTCTTCAAATGCATTACGTAATACAAAGTTTGTATCGTTAATTACAGTAATTGTCCATGGCTCAAAAGTACGATCTCCAGCAATCTGGAGTTGACGCCCTCGGAAAGGAACTGTAATAGGAGTGATAGTTGAACCAGGTAGTGCAGCACCTTTAATAAGGAATCCGCCAATCTCTGATTCAGCAGCACCCGCTGCGATTCCAGCTGGCCAACCCATCTCAACCTTAAATAGGTTTGAACGAGCACCACCACCTGTTAGTTTTGACTTAAAGTCATCTACGCCTAAAATAGCCATTCTTTATCTCTCCTATTGTCCGACGATTTCTGAGAATTCAACGCCGGTACGAGTAGCGATAAAGTTCAATGTGATGAAGTTGATCGAACGTGCTGGCTTAATGTAGATATCAGCTACAAACTGATTGCTATCAATAATCTGTCCAGTGTTGTTCGTTGCATCACATACAACCGCAAAATCCGTAATACCACGTCGACCTTTAATATCCCGTAGGAATGGTTCTACCATATTACGGAACATAGCTCGTGTAAATTCGTCGTTAAATTCAAATAATTGATATTTAGCAGCTGTGCTTATAGCCTTTTCCAAGACAATGAATAGACGACGTACGTTAATACGATCAAATGCAGAAGGCTTAGCCTGTGCAGTCTTATCACCATATAGGACAATGCCTTGACCTGGGAAAGCAGCAATTGGATTAACACGTGCTTTATAAAGCGTGTCACGATCTGCTTGCGAAGGATTAAAAGCCAGCTTGGTAACTCCAAGTAATTGACCTCGTGTGAATCCAGCTGGGGAGAACCAAGCATCTGCTACGTTGTCTGTGTTGGCACAAAGACCAGCAATATGACCACAAGCAGGAATCCAACGATATACGTCATTATACTTATCGTAAACTTTTAGAGCAGTTGAATCGATTACACCGTAAGATGTAGAAGTTAACTGATCAGCAAAGGTCTTAACAGCTTCAGCAGGGGCAGTATTACCTACTGTATCTGTGATTGAAGGAGAAACAAATGCAACGCAATCTTTACGATCTGTTGCAGTAGCTAGAAGAGCCTGTGGAACACCTGTATCAGAGCCTTCTGTTATTCCGAAAAGAAGATTAACATCAACTGTTTCAGCATCACCTAACAAGGCAATACCCGTACTAATCTCACCAGTAGTAGGAGCATTATCATCTGAACCGCCAGATAATGAATCAGTAATTGCAACAGCTGTAACGCCATCAAGATAATCACCAGCGACTGCTAGCGTACCATCAGCAGCATGAGTTACAGAATTAACACCAGCATGGGTTAATACAGCATAGTGACTTCCCCAACGTACCCATCGCGATGTATTAATAACATTAGCGTAGTATGCTGAAGTGCCATCTGATGCTTTAGCGTCAGAAGCTTGTGAAGCGTATGCAAATGTTTCTAGTACTGAACCCTTTGTACCAGTTATTAAACCGTCTTCATCAATGATTGCAATGTGTACTTCATCATTTATACATCCTTTTGATGTAGCATAATCTGAAGTTCCTGGAGCGGTGTCAAATGAGCTTTTATAAGCCCAACTAGCAAATACTGTAGCATCTGCAGGACAGATAGAAACGAGTAGTGAGTTACCCAAAGTACCTGGGTATTTAGCAACAAATGCCTCTGATGCTAGAGTAGCACCGATGCTATCGTAAGCATCTTGATTTTTTACCAAGATACCTGCGCCAGTAGCAGTAGCATTTAAGTTATCTGTTCCGACTCGTACAACCTTAAGAGCATTACCATACTGTAAGAATGATGCTGCAGTTAAGAAGTATGAGGCAGTGTTAGTATCCGGAGTACCGAAGATAGTTGCGAGTTCTTTTTCAGAACCTACAGTCGTAACTTCTTCTACAGGACCCCAGTTAAAGGCTCCAGCGAAACCACCGATAGAGGTGGAGACAGCAGGAACCACGTTTGTCAGATCAATTTCCTTGACCTGCACACCTGGTGATACTTGAAAAGCCATGTTTATTCCTCTTTCAAAAGATAGATTAATCTATTTATTATATGACACATAATACGAATTTTCTCAATCTAATCATTATTTATAATATAAGAATTTCTAGCTATTCGTTATTAAACCCTAGCCACATATAGACCTTATACTCTTCTGCTAAAGATTCTAAAATTGATCTCCACTCTTCTTTACTTTTTAGCGTACAATGAGCGTTTTGCCCATTAGCTAATACCTTTATCGCGGGGGTTGTACCAACCTTTAAGAAAACCGCTTTGTTTGCCTTTGAAAATATGTTTTTCAGTGCCTCGTCAAGTAACTCCCCTTCTGGTATATGCTCTAGGACATCAGTAGATATTACAAGGTCAAACTTACCCTCAGGCATTTCTGTCCAATCTGGATATGCTATATCATATAAAGCATACTCGGGAATCTTCATCTTTTTGTGGATTTTCCTTTCAGTCCACTGCTTACCGTGACCACACCCATAATCAAGCACGCTATTAAGCTTAAGTTTTTTGTTCAATGCATATATCATATCAATATGATGCCACTTTATTTCGCAGTCCATAGTATTACGATTCTGGTGATATATCTCATACTGCTCAACTAGTTCTTCTCTATTCATTAAAATTCTACTGACTCCCAGACAAGACCATCCTCTACAGTATATTTAGAACTATCATCTTCAACGTCTAATATACCTACAGGGACAATATCATCTTCCATAGCTCTTACTCTTTCAGAATATAGCATTTTCTTAACATCTATATCCGTTAATTCATTAAAGAACTGATTAGTAGTAAACCAAGCAAACATAACTAAATTCATTACTAGGTCATCGTGATTGCCGTTAGACGCTTCATATGAGCTGCCACGAGCTTCAAACGTACTTAGCTCTATAATCGTCTCTGCGTCATGTATTGCGATCTTATTCTGCTCAATTAAATCTTTTATATTTGAGCAACCTATTCTTTTAACCTTTCGAGTCATAGTTACGCCGATTGAGTTAGCTTTAATCATTGACTCTACATACACATTTTCATACTCAAGATCGTAGTATAACCCGTTACAAACCACAGCACCCTGATCGTTACTCTCAATAATAACATATGCTTGATTATACATGTTGGCATACTTATATATCACATCAGGATATAGCAACGGAGATATGTTATTATCCTGGAATACCGCCACTTGCTCAAAGGGTCTTGTAGACACATCTATAATATTAAAAGTAGAATAATCTTGACCACGACCTTTTGCTACATCTACGAACATCATGTACTCATGACCAGGTTCTGAGTCTTTATAGATTCTAGTATTCGATGTGACCTTTATAGGATCTTTTGATATTAAACCAAGTAACACATCAGGAGATATAAGTGTATTACCAGTTCCTACAAACGTATTACCAAATTCCTGATCAAACTGTAGCTGTGATGTATTTGATATAGTCTGTCTTTTCCACTCCTCATCCCTGCCTGGCACATCCCACCAGTCTACCCTGAAGTGCTTAAATTCATTTGTGCCTTGTACAGCACCTTCATATAGCTTATGATATACGTTGCCTAATCCATTGGCTGTAGAAGTAATAATAACCTGAGTACTTGTACCAGCAGCAACTACTGGATAGGTTGACGTGTAGAATCTTGCATCGTCATCCACAAAAGCAAACTCATCAAGGAAGAGTAAGTTTACAGATAAACCCCGGATAGATGAGCCAGATGTAGCAGCTGCAATAATACGCGAGTTATTTGAAAATTCAATAGAACCTTTATTGAGTGCCTTACATCCCGGCTGGAGAAAGAACGGTAGGTTCTCAAGCATAAGAGTAATCCTAGCAAGCATCTCACGTGCAGTAGCACCTTTGTTAGCTAGAATAGCAATAGTTTTTTCTGGGTGAAAACAAGCATACCATAGTAAATAGGCTACAGACGATATAGACTTACCAGACTGCCGGCATGCAAGAATAATAGAGAATCGATTTTCTCTAAAATGCTTAAACATTTTTTCTTGATATGGGTATAGATCAAAGGGTACTAATCCCTTATCAAGAGATATAACCTTAATATACTTACGAGCAAAATAGGCAGGATCCTGCATGCACCTGGCATATTCAGCAACTTCATCTTTAGTAAAGTTCTGATCTATACCATCGCGCTTAACATTAGGATTGCCGAGATAGCCGGCTACGTTATTCTTCAGACTCAATGACATTAGCTTTTTCTTCAAATTTAGAGGCTAACATTCTTTGTAGATCAGATGATGATCCAACAAAGACGTTATTCTGCGTCATACTATTAGGTAAAGCCGGGGCATTGCTATCGACCTTTTCAACTTCTTTCTTTTTCTTTTGAAGCTCCATAAGTCGATCAGCGATCTCAGCGTTTTGCTTCATCATATTAGATAGGACTTCGAATGCACGAGGATGCTCTGATTCACGAGCTAATTCCATCATAAGCTCCAAAGCTTCATCACCTTTATCTACTAGATTATAGTACTTTGCACGAGCAAATTCATAATCGTCATCAATGTCAGTTTTATTTATTTTCATGGTGTTATCAAATTATCATCTGTTTCATCAATGCCAGTACTAATATCTAGTGTAGCTTGATCCCCTATAGCTGCAACCTCTTCTAAGAATCCAAAAGTGTCTAGGTCATTTAGATCAGCTGAGGAATTAAGAATAACATTCTTTGTTTTGACAGGACCATAAAACCTTACACGTAATTCAAAGCTTAGGGTATACACTATAGCTCTACGAGAAAGAAAATCCCCTTCATAATCGTCAGTTAAATTAACTGAATTCAATACAATAGGTACGTCAGTCTTAAGACCAATCTCTGGTATTTCTTTAATTGTTATTGTGTAGTCAGGTTGGAAGTAAGGTAGTATTTGCTCTACGACCTGCAAGGCATCGTCCTGATTCTTAGCCATTACAGAAAGATCAATATTCATTCTATATGGCGTTTGTGTATATACCGCTTGCCGTGTACCATTAGAGATAGTACCTAGCTTAAGCTGGTTCATCTTATTTACTTGAGAAGCAGCATCATATGTCATTCCAGTAATTTCAAATGACATACGAGGAAGCTTAATAGCTACACCACCCTGGACTGTACCAAGCTGGGATTGACTTTCAATACGCGCTAAAAACTTTTGCTTAGGACCGTATGCTAGAGGTACACGAGTAATACTTTTAACCTCACCATCGCCGTCTTTTCGTACTACCTTTAAGTCATTAAAGATAGAGCCAAATGCTGCAATAGTACGGCGTATAGCTGCGTGATAAAAATGATCTGATAACATTAACCAAGGTCTCCAAACGGATTATTTTCAGTGAAATCTATAATATCACTTTGAACAGCTTCGAACTCTTGATTCTGGGATTGATCATCGTTTCCAAATGCTTCTTTATCTAATGTATCATTAATTTGATACACGTCTGTTACGCCCCACGAAGCTCCAGATGTTACCCCGACTAAATTGGAGACAAGATTGAAGTCGTGGTATTTACCGTCTGTAGTAGCCCATTCGTTTATGGATACTATTCTTGTAACAGAGTTAAAGTCTACAACATTGCCCGTAATATATTCACCGGAGCCAACTGTAATCTCTTGCTGGATATTTTCCCCAATAATAAAGTCAATGGCATTATTATCTGTACTAAGATGGATATTAAGTTGGGGAGTAGCTTGGCTATTGATAGCGTCATCCAATGACTCAAGACCAGTATTAAACTTCTCGCCAGAGAACTCGAAGAGCTCACATTGAAGCTTATAGACAGGGAGATTAGATAACTGATAGAACGGCTGTTCGTCTTCTACAAAGCGAATCTCAAACAAGCCTTTTGAAAGAGGGAGATATAGTAAATCCCCTTCTGAAGGTCGGACCGAATTAATGCCGTTATTATGAATACCGATAAGCTGTTCCCAGCGTCTTCGCGAAACAATAAACGTGGCTTGGTCTCTAATCTCTACACCAAACTTAGATAACAGATCACCATCACCTTCGAATCCATCAACGCTCTCGATATACATCTCAATAGTATAGGAAGCATCAAATGTGCTTTCTACATCTTCATTGAGTATGGTATCTTCGTGAACAACATCACGGGGCAAGTAATAAATATCTTGCCCGTACATTTTCAAAGATTCTATAACGATGTCTTCGTAAAGGTTTTGTTCGGACTTTACCTTTTGCGAAAAGTAGACATTAGTAGCCATGGGTTACCCTACAAAGAAGTCGACAGGGGTTTCATAATTTAATTGCATTTGCTCTCTAATTGTATTTAGCTCTTCGGTAGCATCGTCAAATATCTGTCGAGCATTAACGGTAACACCGCCGGGCATTGTCATACCATCAAACTTAATAAGGTTTGCACCCCATTGCTGTTTAATTAATGCTGTAGCATATTGCTTTAAGAACATATCATTATATATATCGGGATATGTAGAAGGGCTTACAACAGCTTGGCATTCCACAATAATATAGTCGTCGACCTTAACCTCATTATCCCAATCAATATCAATGAATAACTTATTCATATGCCGATTGTAACGGGTAAACATGCCTGAGCCATTTAGCTTCATATCAAGTAAAGATATGTATTGTTGGAGCATCTCATAGTGTACAAGATCACCAATATAGCTCATATCATATAGATCATTGAGGTGCATCTGATACTTAATATCAAACATACCAACAGTAGTATTAGAATCTGATATGGGAAATACGTTCTTAACGTATATAATACTGTCAGATATTGGTATGCTTTTGTTTGTAATATCGTCAGCAGTTACCTGATGCTTTAGATAAGTTCGAATAGTTGCATCGTGATGATACTCCTGATAAAATTGAAGAGCATCATCAATTCTATCTTCGATCTGATCATCGTCAACATTTACTTCAATAACTGGAGCTCCTAGTCGACGTAAGCAATACTCGACTAGGGTTTCTCTTGTTGTTGGATTAGGCATTAGTTATATCCTTAGCCGTAAGTACCGCCATTAACTTCAATCACTTCAACATTGCCAGCTGTTACTTGGAAGTTGTCAGTGCTAAACTTAGCAACACCTAATGTTGATGTTGTAGCAGTATTTATGAAGTAATCAATTGAGCCTGCTATGTCGTTATATGTTACTGCAATATTGGTTTGTGTTCCAGCTGCAATAGCTATCGATAAAGCGTCTTGTGCAGCTTCATCAAAGTCTGTAACTTGGGTAGAAACAATAGAGATAGCAAGATCACCAGCTCCTGTTAAACGACCTTGTGCATCAACTGTAAATGTTGGTACAGAATCTGCCGCTCCGTAAATACCTGCTGATACTGAGGTATCATCTAGGTCATAGGTAAGAGTATCTGTACCAGATGTTGCTGTAGCTGTTAAACCAATACCACCAGCAAACGTCAGGGTTTCACTAAGAAGATCGATTGAAGAAGATGTACCACCGTCAGCGTTAATACCTAGTGTTGTTGCTACGTTAACAACGCCAGCTGCTGTTAAACGGCCTTTTGTGTCTACAGTAAACGTAGGGATTTCAGTTTGTGAACCGTATGATCCCGCAGAGACACCTGTATCAGCTAGTGTAAAGGCTATATCTGAATCCGATCCGCCATTAAAGGTTTGTGAACCAGTACCATCTCCTGATATTGAAAGAGTTCGTGTAGTTTGTAAAATCGTAGCTGAGCTAGCATTACCTACCAATTCACCATAGAAGTTTTCAGCTTGAATCTCTGATAAAGCAAATGATGCGTCTGTAGTATCAATGAATACGTCTGTATCTGGTTCTGGGATATAGCTATCGAATACTTTAAAGCGGCCGTCAGAAGCATCTCTGAAGAAGCCAGCGTGTGCATATGAACCATCGTTATAACCAGCTGACCAACCAAGGTCAGGATTAGCCGCTGTTTTACCGCGAGCTATACCGCCGGATACATAGGTGTCTGTAACAGTGGATTCAACAGTAAATGTATTTGATGTAACAGCAGTAATCTCAACGCCTACACTATTAATATCGAATGATGAAGGTGTACATCCTGATACAGTAACGTTCATACCAACTACATAATTATGCGAACCGTCTACTGTATAGACTACGTCTGTTCCATCACCAACAGCACCAGTAATAGTAGTTTCAACACCTGAATTCAGATAAATCATGTTATCAGAAACTGCTAGGTTTTGAGCAGAGATCGTAGTAGTAGAACCACCCACAATCAAATCACCGTCGATCTGAAGGTTACCAGCAGCATCAATATTGTTAAAGTAAACGTCTGAAGTACCAGTCTGAATATAGTTACGAGTTACTACGTCTTGTGCTAATGTTGGATCAGCAACGTTAGAGATCCGGGTTGAATCAGCTGAGATTATACCTGAACCGTTTGTAGATAATACAATGTTACCGTTCACGTCAAGTGAAGATATAGTATTACCGTTAAAGTCTAGATTATCCACTTTAAGATTATCTAGCTTCTTATCGTTATCTACGAGTAGAGCTGAACCAGCTGTAAGTGTACCAGGAAGGTGATCTAGTTTATCTGTAAAGTATTGACCACCGATAACAAGGTGTGATGCTGCATCGCCACCTGTCTCTGCGCCAATACCCACATATAATCGGCCACCACCAGCAACGGTGCTATAGTCCGCAGCTGAATAAGCTAATTCACCGTCACCTAGTACACTAGGATCTCCAGCTGTACTGGTTCGTTTTAAGCGAATGATAGTAGTAGACATCTAAATCTCCGTTGTCCGTTATTTTTAGTAGTGTCCGCCTTCGAAACTAGTTCCATCGGCTAATGTTTGTTTTGCCTTCCATTGCCCGGCTGTGGCATCCCACACGAGCATTGCACCCTGCTCTTTCGCTGACATATCAATATCAGTCATATCGTTAAGAGTTACGGGTGTTCCTATACCAATAGTCTGGGCTCTAAGCTTATCCCTATTAGAAGATATCTTGGCCTTAAGATTTGTCGAGGGGTTAATCCCAACAGTAGCTTTAATATTCGCCATTCTTATCCCCTAGTAACGCTTGGAGTAATTTCTAACTGGCCCTCAATAACTCGTGTAACAGTTCCACCACCTGAAACTATTTCAACATCATAGACATAACGACCAGCTTTCATTCCACCAGTCTGGGTATCAGTTAACTGGAGTTGTATCTGTCCGTTAGTTGGTGTATCGACTGTTGTAGTAAAGTCTATAGCAGTTGTTGAGCTATATGTCTTACGTACTTGTCCGGATGTGGTATAACCGGTAAGATCCAAAGGCTCATTTGTATCGTCTACCAGTGTAACTACACTAATAAAGGTAGAACCTTGATCTGCTGTCAGGTTTGCGTATATAGCCATTGATAAAATCCTAAGTCTTTCATCTATTTATACTAAAAGAGGACTAAAGAAACGCCCCTATTAGTATTTATGGCTATATTTCTGGGAAGAGACAGGTTTGAATGAATCTGTTCACTGTATCTGGATCGTATCCAAGTGATTCCATGACTCGCGGGGTGTGGGGGTTTTGCTTCTGGTAGTGGCAGTAACGATTCTGTGCTTCTGTATAGTCCGATGAAGTAGTATCTTCATCTTCAAGGTAATCTAGATATTCCAATAGATTGCAGGCTGACAAATTAAGTACTTCATCTAGTTCTTTTGCGTCTCTTATATTACCAGCTGATACCATGTTCTCTGAAAATATTGCCTTTGCCCATGGCGGTAGCTCACGCTTCTTGCTCCAAGAATAACCTTCTACCCTTTTAGCAAATGTATCGTTTAGAGGGTGATCACATTTTATAGGGCTAAAGTCGTGAAATGCACCAGTTACCTTGTTCGGTCCAGCAATGAGATCAAATCCATATACAGGTGCAGAAGAGTTTACCGAGGGGAATACACAAAGGTGCATCATATAAAGCTTTTTCTCTTCTCTCTTATCGACAATATCAATATGAGCTCGGCGTGCACCTTTGCCGTTATAGACTAGATTATCCCAAGGGAAGTCGTGCGTCTCGTCCGCGCGAGAGAGTCTAGAATTAAGTATAGCTTGAAGATTTTGAGCATGCTCTTCTAATCTATTAAAGATTAAACTCATCAGTAAGATCCTCAAATAATGAAATAGCAAACTCAAAGGCTACACGTGCTTCGGGACCTAGATCATCAGTAAGCTTTGCTCTTGTCTTTTCGATTAGGCCTTTGCGATCCTCAAACTCATACATTGAACCTGATCCAGGCACACGAGACTTTAAGATCTGCCCGCCATATAGATCGCCAAAGTGTCGAGTGTAGATATGAGCAAGTACGTTTTCGTTTAGCTCAGATAAATGGTTAATGTACATAAAGGTAGTTGTTGCAACTACAAGAGTGTCATTCTCTACACCAAGCTCCTCTATATCCGCTCGAATAGCATCAGCTCTTTTAATGTCTTCAATACCTTCTAAGACATTTTGGGAATCAGCTACCTTTTCCAAGACAGAGTATATTAGCCATAGATTAGAAAGATAGCTAGCATACTGGTGTTCATTAATATCACCAGAAAGAAGTAATTGAGCAAACTTATTCTTTTCTGCTTTCTCGTGTAAATCCCATGTAATATCTTTTAAGCTCATTTTCCGTTTTTCCATTTAGGCAGTTTAGGATCCGTCTCGGCGGGGTGCCTTGCTAATCCCCATATGACTAAAGAGTATCTATTACCCCACCAAACAGTGTTTGCTTCATGTAACATAAGGGATGGAAATGCTATTAAACTACCCTGTGTTCTCGGTTGAACTTTAGCCTTGCTATGATTATGTATGGTAATACCGCCACCAATATAATCTTTCGGATTACTTAATTCTATAGTAGCAGATATAGTTCTCATAGGTGCTACCTTCTGAACATCAACATGTGCTTTATAAAACCCTATAGGCTTATATGCTGTAAACTGTGGGTCTTCAAAGGTAGTTATTTCGGTCTGATGTAGCTTCCAAGCTATATCTATTATTATATTCTGCATGCGCTTTACTAAAGGCTGCAGAGGATGATCCTTTCCCCTTATAAAAGATACCTGACTTTTTCTTACCTTCTTAGCAACCTCTATACCGCCACCAACCATGGCCTGCTTAACCCTGTGGAGTTGATCGTCAATAATAGCTTGACACTCCTCTGGGGTTAACACGTTCTTTACGTGGGCAATCTCATTACGCATGATTTATTTTCATATACCAGATATCTTCAGGCCATACCCTAGAAGGGAAAGCCTTAGTTATTTTTAAGCTATTTTTTTTAATCATATCTTTAAAGGTATTAATATTTGATCCCTTTATATTTTCCATTAGGAGAATACACCCATCCTCTGCTAAATATTCTGAAACGTTATTAAAAAAATCTTGATGAACCTTCCAGTCTTTATCTAGATGCTTTCTATCTTCGTTATAAAGATCAAACTCCTTTTTATTTTCTGGTTTCCAGTTATCATCGAAATTAAAATGGGGGGGATTACCAAATATTACATCAAATTTTATTTTAGGTATGTTATTAAAATTATCAGAGTGAATAAACTCTGCTCTATCCCCTAGACAGTTATCCTTAATAGACTTATTAATAACCTTTATTATTGGTTTATGTATGTCAGAAAAAACACAATAATCTATAATATTATATCTTAAAAGAATAAATCCGATATATCCGGGGCCAGAACACCATTCCATTCCTTTTTTAACGGATTTCCCCTCTAATAGGGTATAAAAAGAATTTGCAATATCCGTTATATGCTTTAACCCGTAGCCGTCAAGCTGACCCGAAGTGGATATTGAATATCCATTAAGATCAACCTGAACAATCTCTCGAGGATCCGGTCTATCCACTACAGTATATCTATATTCGGTCTAGTAATTAGCTTACCGTATTCTGGAAGGTAGAGATATTGAATATCGCTTTGTTCAAGTGTCCAGATAGCATCATCTAATGTTTCGACTAAAGGTTCACCACCAAGATTAAACGAAGTATTAAAGATAATAGGACATCCTGTCTTTTCTTTAAATTGTTTAATAATTCTATAATAAAGCGGATTATCCTCTTCTGTTACTGTCTGTATACGACATGTTCCGTCAACGTGGATAATAGAAGGGATTTTTTCTTCAATACCTGGCTGACAGTTAACAGCATACATCATATGGGGTGAATCTTTCATACCACGTAGATCAAACCATTCATGTACGTCTTCAGCAAGAATAGATCCAGCAAATGGACGGAAATATTCTCGTCGCTTAACCTCGTTAACAAAGTCTTTACCGTCTTTAAAAGTAGGATCAAACATTAACGATCTATTACCCAATGCACGAGGTCCGTTTTCAGATCTACCCTGAAAACAACCAACAATATTTTTAGAGGTCATTAAATTAACAACATCCTCATCATTTGCATCTTTTACAGAAGCACCATACTTGTTGGCTATTTCTAGAATTTGATCATCAGAATAATCATACTCGAATCCTAGATAAATATCACGACCATTAAGCTTTTCTGTATCCTGGGATGTTTCGTAGTAGCCCCAAAGAGCTACCCCGATTGCAGTACCACCGTCATTGGAGATAGGCTCAACATATAAATTAATACCTGCTTTATTAATTTCATCTAAGAAGTAATAGTTAGCTACACAGTTAAGAGCATAGCCTCCAGAGAATACTACATTCTTTTTACCAGACATCTTTGATGCTGATAGTATAATATCTAGTACTTCCTTTTGTGTTTCAGTCTGAAGAGCGTAAGCCATATCTCTACGGTTTTGCATTGTAGTAGGGTCAATTCCTGGCTCTGGTCTTTCAGAAAGATATTCAAACCACTGATCATTAACTATTGCACCTCCAGGATATCTTGGAGTAATTAAGTTTCTGTTTGATATTGAGAATCTTCCGTCTTTTGTAAAAAGCTTAGGTATTTTATTATTTGGTTTTCCGTAGGGAAATAACCCCATAGTTTTACCAGCTTCAATTCCTGAGAATCCAACGTATTCTGTCACTGCTTCATATGTTTTAGTAATACCTGCATGGCCAGTTTTTAAAGATACGTGGGTACCTTCTTCTCCCAAATATTCAGACGATTCATTAAAATCTACTGCAGAAACTATAGAATCTCTAGATGCGGAATGCTTATATAAGGTTTTAAAGTTAGCTGGATAAGAACAGTCTAGTATAGTTTCTACTTCCCATAAAGAAATTGGATCTTGCCCAAATTTTCCGTACTTTACTGACCCAGCACCATCTACCACAACAGCAACTGCTTCATCAAATCCAGATCTATAAAAAGCACAAGATGCATGAATCTTGTGGTGCTGTGCTGCTAGATCGATAACTTGGGGGTGATTTTGCAAATCAACATTTTTTCTATCTATTAAACCAAGTTTTCTAGCATATCCGGTAAAATCATCATCTCCTGTATAATCAATTTTACCAGCTGTATCTTTTAGAGCTTGGGTATGAGATACAAAGATATAGTCAACTTTGTCTGTATAATCTAATACCTTGTGCATAGCAGCAAAAGGTCCACCGTCGTACTTTTGTCTAGATAATCTTTCTTCCTCGATAGCAAATACTATTTTGCCGTCTTTTAGAAGACATGCACCAGCATTATGGCCTCGGGAAATACCTAGGATATATCCTGTTTGATTAGACATTATAAAACCTCATCAATTAATAATTTATTTCTTAGCAAAGGGGGGAGAAAGTGGTTGCCCAGCTTTACCGTGGGAACAATTAGGCCCATGAACATGGGGAGTATTTTCTATATTAGATTTCGTATTTTTGGATTTACCTAGCTTATTTGTAACGCTTTTAATAGCTTTGTTAATGGTGTCAGAGGACATAATCATAAGATCCTCATTATTACGTTCACCGGTATAGTCGTAGGTAATTCTCATAGGAATATATTTTCTTTTGTCTTTACCATTATCTATGATGGTAAAATCTTTATTATCTGGATAAGATATATTCTCAGGACAGGTAGATCCAATAATTACAGTTGCTGGCTTTTTTAAAGCATGGGCGTAATGCTGACCCATACTGTCACAACCAAAGAAATAATCCGCAGCATTAATAATACCCATCCATTGTAAAAGATTAACATTAGTAGGCATTGCTATACCGATTTGATTTGGTGGGGGAGGTACTTCAATATTAGTCATCATAATTACAGAATAGTCTTTAGACAGTTTTTCTGCTATATCATAAACGTCTTTAAGTTCTATAGATCGTCCAGAAGAATCAAATATGAAATTACCCTCAGACTGAACCCCAGATCCAAAGGGCTGAAAAACCACAACTTTTTCTTTACCTAGGGATTGTCTAGTTTGCTCGACTAGGTTGTATCCATATACTTGGTCAACCTTATTAATTTCAAGATTAAATTTCTTGGTCTCTGGTACTTCCTTTAGATCGTTTATAAGAATATCAAACGCTTGGATCAAATTACACTTTTGATTAAAGTAAGAATTTAATCTATATGGTTCGGGTGAGATTATTTCGCGATCCTTTAGCTTTTCCTCAAATAGACCTTTATGACCCATAGGAAATACATTATCGCGAATAACGGGAGAAGCCATGAATAGCTCGTTCCAAGCCTCTGCTACGATTACAACATCTTCGTCAACATTTTGCTTGTGCCATTCGAGAGCTGGGATAGAGCAGAGCACACGCCCTGCACCACCATTAATAAAAAAAGCTTTCTTCATTTTTACCTACCATAGTTTAACTTTCAAAAATAATATAATAGTATATATTATACTACAAAACTAGCGATTTGTATACCTCTAATTATTAATCAGTATCCCAGGATATACAAATTAAGCCAGCTCTTCCCGTTCCACCAGGACACGCATTACATCCTCCATAGACGGAACTACCTACTGCTCCCATCCCAGGGACACACATTCCACTCGCTTGCACATTAAAGCAATGCCCGTTGCAGGTGCTTCCGGTAAATGGGATATAACCGTTTTGTAAGGGATCTGTGCCGTCTTGTTGTTTAGTAAATCCATATACAGGAGCAGGTTGGGAAAATCCTGAGTCCTGCATAGAGGCTCCAATAGCAACTTCGGGATATATTGTAGGAATTCCTCGAATTACCATATTCTTATTCGTAACCTGTTCTATCGCCCCGGTTATAGATGGTATTCTACAACCATATATTGGAGGCATATATGCGTCATCGGCTCCCGTATCCCAACAGTAATGCCAACCGTTCCCGCACTCCATAATTGAACACTCATTACATAGATCAGCACTAAGGGTGGTTAATTCAGCGCCAACACTAGTGCTTTGCCCTGCTTTAATACTGGGCAAATTATTATTGCAAGCGGTTGTATACCCAGAAAATGTTTGGCAGGTCCTGCAATTCCACTGACAAACACATGATAGATCTGCTCCGGGTGCGCAGAGTTTAAAAACAGAAGAACTCCCACCAGCTACATCACCGCCATTAGGATTACCGCAATAACACATAAATGATCCACAAACACCGCCCGGAGCGCCAATAGTAGTATTAGTTGCACAGCAGCAATATGCACACCCTCTACAAAAGCAAAATACCTCACCAGGACACACGTCAATCTGGGCTACTACATATGATCCATTTATTCCAGGAGGGCTCATCCCGCAGCAGCACATTGCCCCGGAACCACCGCCAGCTCCCCACATTTGAACTGTTATTCTACTTGTATTTGCTGGTACGGTCCATGCAAACGCATTTCCGCATCTATAATTACCCGATGTATCAAAGCAACAAAGAGAATTAGCCTTTGGCGTAGTATACGGGTCTATATTAGTTCTCCATTCCGAAATCATTGTACTACGCCAGATTGATGCAGCATCACCGCTTTCGATCGGATAAGAACTTACAATACCAGAGCTGTCGCTGCTATTACTTCCGGACAAGTCATAGGATGGGTTTACCGCGCCTGCTGCTGAACCAGTACCGTATAATTTATCCTGAGCTACTATAGATGCATATAATAATAAATCAGCCATTTTTTATTTCCTTAATCTATTTCTGGTAGCTGGTTAAATAGTAACTGTATGCTAACAGGAATTTTAGGTATTTCTGTAATATCCATAGTTATATATTTCCATGGATATGCAGTCTCTATAGTTTCCAAATACGTGTTAATTGCCAGGATAAATGAATCTATTTTAGCTTGATCCGAATCATCAAAATCGTATGCATCATTATATTTTTTAACCTGTGCTAGTCTAGAGGTAGCAGTAGTTTTTAAAACATTTGAAGTTTCTTTATAAATTGGATCAGCAAAGCATTCTGCTTGATCGGGAGAGCTACTATTAATTCTATAGTTTACTATAAAATAATCTCTTAAATCCGGATTTGTAATTTTTTGATAAATTGATCCATCGTGATTAATCTCATCCTCGAAAGTATGAGCTGTATCACTAGTACGGGGGTAGAGGAGCTGGGCAAGATCCGGATTATCCTCAGAATTAACTGTTATAACATACTGAAAAGATGATTTTTCTTCTTCAGTGAAATCGTCTGCTTCGACCTCATCATCTCCATACCTTAATTCTAAAAGGCTTAAATTATGATCTAATCCAATATAAAAATATTGAGGCCCTTCATATGTATATGTTTTTGTTAATCCGTCTTCCCAGCTATTTACCCAAAGCTGGTCAGGAACATTAACTGTAAATTCTTTTTGCATTTAAGGAATTCCTCTTTAAATTTATATTTATAATACTAGCAATAAGTTACTCGAATAGCTGCACCACGACCCGTATCACCGCATATAGTATTGCCACCGCCCATAGCATGGCTAAATACAGCTCCATGACCAGGCATACAGGCAAATAGCGCTGAGGCCATACCAGCTGAAGCGGTAGAGCATGCACCTCCACAGCAGTTACCCGAAGTAAACGTAAAGCAGCAGTCCGAATTAGGAGCCTTTTGTGTTGTTGGACCGGTCGGGCCGAAACATACTGTTGGAGCATATTGGACAAAACCATAATGGCTTACATTGAAACAGAACGCATTCCATCTTATAGGGATAAATCCACATTCTGGATTTCTTGCAGAATCAATAGCTGTAGTAGATGGAGTACAATGACTAATAATATATGGTATTATTCCTTGGGTCGACCGAGAACCACCAGTGCAATAATCATAGCCTGAGTTACAGAAACAACCTCCAGTGGGATCAGGCGAATAAGGGCTTTGCATTCTGCAAACCCTAGTATTTTTCTTTATATCCCCATCAGAATAATCTAAGTATTTTAATTTCTCAGTATCAAAGCCAAAAGTATAAGCATTAGTACCATTAGCAATAGAGCAAGACCAAGAGCATAAAGTCCCACACCCTCCTTTAGCACAGAGGGTAGTAATACCAGGTCCTGTTACACACGATATCCCACTGGTTAGCTGTATTCCACCCTGTCTGCCAAGGCAGCAATTGTTACAGCCATTACATAATATATAAGAATCGCCGGGTGTTACGTCCATTATTACAGAAACAAATTCACCTGTGGAACCTCCAGGGTGTCCGCCACAGCAGCAACCTGAGGAAGATCCGCCTCCTCCACCCCAAAGTTGAAATCCTGCTTTAGTTACTCCTGCCGGTACTACCCAAGTACATGTAGATTGGCATCTATTATATGAAGGATCCCATACACAAAATACACCAGCGGTGCCGTCAGGACAATCTGAGAGTAATCCGGTATCATCTAATTTAGGTATAGATTCAGCCCAAGTATTTGGATCCATCTTAGTTAAATTATCTATCTCGTCTTGTGATAAACCAGTAGAAAGCTGGCCAGCGGCGTCTGCTGCATCCAATACTTTTAATATCTGATTATATATTATAGCATCTGACACTATTTTATCTCCTTAATACTATAAAAGTATTTATAATAATTTAAACAACAGTTATAGTATCAATTAGGTTTGTTGTTGCATTATAGTTCAATGTAATGTTCTGTGTTGTTATGTTTGATCCTGAACCAAATGATTCGGTCCAAGATGATAGTCTCCAATAGCGGGTATCGTCTCCCCCAAAAACACTCCAATCGGTACCAGCATGATACCAAGTAACATTGGTGTAAGTAATATCGTCGGCGATTGCTGAACTAATATTACCGTTTGCATCAAAAGTAACATTAGAGTAATCAAATGCTTGGGTAGAGAACCTACCCAAGCTTCTCGCATCTACATAGGTTTTAACAGCTTGTTCTGTTGGTACTGCAATGTTTGAATTACCAGCCAATGTGCCATCAGATGAGAATTCGTTAATTGATTCACCGAGCTGCGCACCGATCGAACCAAGTCGTAAGCTAGTCAAACCAGCTAGGTTAAAGGCGTTAGCATTTAGTGTTGCTGTACCTGTTGCCTGATCGATCTTAAAGAATTCACCAACTCGGAAGTTACCGTTTTGGTCAGTAGACACGTAGTATACACGACCAGGGAACGTCTCCTGGATTTCATTGCCTTGTGCAGGTGGTTGAGTAGGTTCGTTCGGGTGGTTTGTTGTAACAGTACCACCAGTACCAATCTGTAGGAAGTCATGACCTGTCAGACGTACTTGTGAGTAGTTATAACGTACTGTAGCAGCTACACCCTCAGCTGAACCTGTAGGTTTCTCCTGTGAAAGAACCACAACCATATTTGATGTATTATCTACATAAGTTCCAGATACACTCTGAATTACATATGAGATACTATCATCAGCAAGCGAGATACTGCCACCTGGCCTTGGTTCAGCAGAAAGACCCGTAAGAATTAGAATAAATCCTCGAACATCTTGTACAGCGCCAAAGTCTGCTGTAAAGAGACCACCGCTTGACGTTGTAAGATTATTACCTGCTCCAAATGTTCCTACAACATTTTCAACGTAAACCTTATCAGCCGAATATTGAATATTCAGAATATCAGCAGTAGCACCAGTTACGTCGTCTGTAATTGTATCCCCAACGTTAGCTGTACCACTTATGTACACTGCGTTTAGTTCTTGACCTACGACTGTACCTGTTAGAGGTACTTCTGCAGCATCGAAACCGCTTGATGATGCACCGTATGTACCATATGAACAGTTACCGTTAAGTGAACGAATTTCTGATCCATTTGTACAAGTGTATCCGAAGTAACAGAAGTATGTAAAGTTAGATACTAACTCTGCTAAACCGCCGTTATCAACCCAATATCCTACACCGTTGTCGGATATAATAGTATAACCGTGGAAGATCATACTCTTATTACCGCTACCGTGCAGCGTGCCGTCGATATATGCGCCAATACCGCCATCTCCAATAAAGGAGCATTCGAGTACGTATGGTGACTTGGTAGAAACTGGGGATAGCTCGTTAAATGCTACCGCGATACCAGCTGGTGTTGATGTAGTAATATCATCTGCCGTAGAGCCAGGAACCCAACCGGTCATACCCTTAAACGTCATTTTGTTCAGGATAGCACCGTTAGATAACTTCCACATTGTACCAGTCTCAAAGCCTGATGCTGCATGAACCGATACAGTACGTTGGTTATCACCTACAACCGCTGTATTACTTCCTACTACAATTGGAAGTTCTTCTGTATAAGAACCGGTCTTAACAAAGATTGTAGCATTGTCACCAGCTTGCTCACATGCGTACTTAATTGAGGCAAATGGTGTTGATTGGTTTCTACCTGAATGAGGAGTATCAACACCATGTGGCGCTACATAATAGACCTTATCGGATTCAGTAGCACCAATAAACTGAGAGGATGTTCCTGAATTAGTAACAGTTAGTGAACGACCAGCAACACCAACATCACCAACTTGATCTTCTACAAGATTTGTAGCAATTCTATCTGTTAAATCGTAGTAGACTACGTCACCTTGATTGGTATCAGGCATTGTCTGAATTTCACCAAGGTGATTAAGTATAGAAAAGCCAATGAATTCGTACTTTTCAAATGGTAGTCCGAAGTCTTTGAGCTCTTCAATCTCCGGAGTAGCTTTCATGTAAGCTTCTACAAGAGAATCAAAGATATATTCACTTGGGATTTTAATTACATTATCGACGCCGTTAATAGCTACAAAGTATGTAATAGTAAACTTACCGGCCGGGATATTATTAAAATCGTACTGTCCAGCAGTATTTTCATTATATTGAGGTACAGGAGTTAGATTGGAGGTAAATGTTGCTCCAGATCCTGTTGGGGAGGTAATAATAATATCTGCATAGGTATATTGCTTACCCCCATTCGTCACGGTAACAGATAGAATACTACTTGCCTCCGTTGCAGAATCAAAGGCTGCACCGTTTCCAGCTCCAATATTACCTAGAGAAAGTGTAGCTGTAGTATATCCAGATCCAGGATCTGTTAATGTAAGACCGTTAATGGTGTTACCTGAGGAAAGTGCAGTTGTAATAGAAGCTGGTGTAGGTGCATTTGGTGAATTTGGGGATCCACCATCTAGTACAATACCAAATCCATCTTCTACAATACTTACTGTAGGATTAACTGTGTAGTTTTTACCACGGGCATCATTATTTTCAAAGCTAATTGAAGCAATTGGATAACCACTTAATCTTGGCTCTGCAGTAGCACCAGTACCATCACCTGTAATTGTCATTGTAGCGTAGGTATAGTTATAACCAGGGTTTGTAATTACAATATCAGCCACACCACCAGCAGTAATAGAAGCAGTAGCAGTAGCGCCTTGTCCATCCCCGTCAATTGTTACCGAAGCTGTAGTATATCCAGAACCAACGTTTGTAATAAGATAATCCACAATCTCATTTTTTAACGTGTAAACTGTAGCTGCTGCGCCAGTACCATCACCGGTAATCTCTACGGTTGCTGTGGTATATCCAGTGCCGGCATTTGTAATGTTAATATCTGATACTGCATTAGCAGTAATAGTAACATCAGCTGTTGCTCCAGTACCATCACCTGATATTGTTGCTGTTGCTGTAGTATATCCAGAGCCAAGACTATCCATTTGAATAGCAGCAATTGGTGTACCTAGATCTAGGGTATGAGATATTACTGCACCTTCACCTGTTGTATCACCAGCATCGTTAACAACTGTAATAACTGGATTAGTATAACCGGATCCGGGGTTAGTTAAATTTAATCCGCCGCCAGCCTGTGTTGCAAGGTTTTTACCAGCTGGAATATCTACTGATACTGTTGCTCCTGTACCATCACCCGTAATTGCTGCTGTTGTTCCAGCATCATAATCATAACCACCGTCCGTTAGTGTAACAGATGCAATAGGAGCAGCAGAGAAGCCAAGCTCAACTGTTGCTTCTGATCCATCCCCCTGTACTACCGCTGTTGTTGTTGCACCTCTATAACCAGATCCGCCGTTATCAACTGTAACAGAGCCAAGAATACTTAACTTGTTGGATATTAAAGTATTACCAAAATCTGATATCTTCCAATCAGTTGCAAGACGAGAAGCAAACTTATTTGATGTCTTAATTGGTGCATCGATTCTTAGATCAGCGTTTCGAAGTACACCAGCAGAGGTTGATACGTAGTTTTCTGATCCAGCAGTTGCAGTTAGACCAAAACCGCTAATTACCTGCAAGCCATCTGTATTAATAGCATAGACTAAGCTATCACCATCAATTGAAATACCGTGTCTTTCATCTGAGATGTAGGTAATACGGTTATTAGATGGACTAATATAGAGTGAAGCAACTTGAGCGTTGCTAATTAATGATGCATCGTCGCGAGTAGTTGAAGTGCTTAATACGCCATCAGCAAAGTGGAAATAATGGTATAATGTAGGTGTACCAGCTAATGTAACTGACTCTAGTGCAGTCTTTTCGTATCTTACGCCGTTAACGTAGTAAGTAAAGTTAGCTTGACCTGAAGCAGGATACATAACCAACGTATTTGCAGTAGCAGCAACTGAGTATGCTGTACCAGTAGCAAAGGTTGAATCCTCCCGCTCTGTAACAACGCCATCTGTACCAATTGAATAGACTCTTGTACCGTTATCAGAGAATTCGATAATACCACGTGTAGTTGGATGACTGTTATCGAAGCCTGTTGGATCAAGAGAAGTGTTAGTGTAAGTAGTACCACCGATACCGGTATCTAATTCGCCAGTAAGATATGTGTTACCTGTAACACTCAGTGTCTCATCAACGACGACTGTATCGATGCTAGCAGTACCATCAATGTAGATATCTTTCCATTGCTTAGTTGCTGTACCTAGGTCGTAGGTATCATCGATATTTGGAATAACGTTTGAGTTAACATCCGCACCGAATACAACGTTATCTGCATCGCCATCACCAAGCTCAATTGTACCACCGTTAAATGCAGTTGTACCAGTAACTACAAGGTTGTTGTTAATGGTTGTAGTACCAGTAGCAGCACCAATACTAAGAGATGTAGCATCACCAGCAAAGTTAACTGTCTCAGCATTTGCATTAACAATGTTAATAGAAGTTTGAGTAGTATCTAAGTTACCACCGTTAAGGTTAATATCACCTGCAACCGTAACTTCAGCAAGGGTTGAAGCTGCGTCAATTGAAAGTGTAGCACCATTCTGAAGAGTAACAGAGCCACCATCTACAGTGATGTTAGCACCATTTTGCAGTGTTAAACCAGCACCACCAAGGGCAGTATTATCAAATACTAATGGGCCTTCAACCGTACCACCGTCTGTTGCATTAACGAAACGGTCAACATAAGATTTAGTTGCAGCATGAAGAGCATCAGTAGGATCTGCAAACAATGTAAGGTAACCCAACATTGTATCGCCATCTTTTGACAAGAAGCCTTCAGCGCCAGTAGCGAAGTTTTCCCATTCAGGTGGAACAGGATCGCTTGCTGGGCTATTACCACCAATCACATCTTCGCTTGCAATATAAGATGATGAACCAGCTTTAACTACATCATCTTTAAAATATTGAGTACCTGATGACCAGACGCCTCTCCAACGAATGCCAGAGTTAAACTTCTGCCAATATCCGTTAGTATCGTTATCTACATTGAAGTCTGCATTTGATGCGTGTGGTACGATACAGATAAAGGTGTTACCACCATATGTAACTACTTCGTCTGTAGCATATTCAGTTGAAGCTGTCCATGGACCTGTTACTTTAATGCCTGATACGATCTTTGTCCAATCTGCAAGATCGGAAGGTGTATCCCCAATTGTATCAACATCTGCTTGGTATAGTGAACCACCAAAGCTAACAACTTCATTAATGTAGTATTGAGTTGTTGATGAATAATCGCCTTGGTATGAGAAACCAGCAGAGAATCTATTCCAGTTATTTGTATCTGTCGGAACGTTAGCTACTGTTTCGATACTAGCAATATAGTTGTTGCCACCATATGTTACGATATCACCGATGTAATATGTTGTGGCGTTAGAGTAATCACCCTTATATGAGGTACCAGCACCGTAAAGTACCCAATCCACTAATGTAGTTGGGTTTGTGCCTACTTGGGTAGTAGTTGATCGATAAGACTGATTACCATATGCAACAATATCACCATCGAAATAGGTTGTTGCTATATCCCAATCACCCTCAAAGGAAACGCCGCCAGTTAGTTTTTCCCAGCCTGTAACAACTGTAGGAAGGACTGCAGTTTGTGTTTCTCGCGATCGATATAGGGTATTACCGTAAACTACAATATCGTTTACATAGTATTCTGTTACGTTATCGTAGTTACCTAAGAACTTAATACCACCTACATAAAGCTCCCAATAAGTCGTATTGGAAGGAGCATTACCTGTTGACTCGATCTTGGCACGATAGATGTTTGCGCCATATGCTACCAAGTCGTTTGGTACGTATGCTGTAGCATCGTTATAGACACCTGAAGGACTAACACCTTCTACAAACTTATCCCAGAAGGTAGTATTTGTAGGAAGATTGCTTGTGGTATCTTGTCTTGCAATGTAGATTGAACCACCATATACGACCACATCATTCTTTTGATATGGGGTGTTCTCGTCATATGATCCTTCGTACTGAATACCGTCTAAGAACCTGCTCCAATATGTTGCATTTGGAGGGGTAATATTAAATGAATCTTTAACCGATACGTATACAACACCACCGTGTGCAACAGTATCACCAATCTTATAGTTAACTGCTGTATCGAATTCACCCTGGAAGTTGAAGCCTTCAATCATTAAGGCCCAATGGGTATCTACAGTGGGTAATACACCCGATGACTTTAATGCATAGGTATAGACATATACATTACCACCATATTTTACGATATCATTTGATTCGTAGGTGGTAGAGTTACTCCAGTCCCCTGCAAAGTGAAATCTTAATTTACCTAAATCTATTAGTTGTGTCATACGATTTTAACCTGTAAGTGACCGTTAGTACTCCATTGGAATTGAAGGGCATTTTGTGACCAAACCCAATGCTTATATGCGTATTTATCGATGATTCCATCTTGCAAGTTTGGAAGTTCTACAGCTTGAGTATCATCATCTATTAGTTGAACTTCTAGCCCGCCATTATCAGGATTAAGCTTAAACCCGTAAAAGGTTTTGTTGCCTAGATCCAACCCTTCTGGGAAGCCATCAGCTCCTTCTATACCAGCCATTAATTAACTCCTGTTAAAAGAGATAAAACTATGTCGGCTGATAAATCAATAGCTGATTCAGCTTTGATTGAATCACCAACCTGCAAAACTATCTTGTTGCCTCTCATAACTTCGTCACTAAAACCATTCTCTATTCTGAAGTTTTTCTTTATATAAACGTCATTAGACCCATCATTTAAGATAAGACTAATAGGCACAATTTGGTTAATAGTATTAGATACGTTACAACCAATAAGCACAGTTTTTTCTGTAGCAGTGAATAGGGTAGTTAGTGTAGTACCAACCCCTGTTACTGCTACGTTTGTAAATGATGACATAAATCCTACTTTAAGATCTTAGTATATAGATACTATTTATACGAATTCTAACCTAAAGCTATGGCATAAGTTATAACATCGTCCTCAAAAGCTGCTAATCTATTCTCTACCCATTTTTTATCTACTGGGATATGTGTCTTCCAAGTTGTTCCGTTATAAACAAGATCTACCCTTACATTACCAACATCTAAATCAATTGTACTGCCAGCTACGTCTCCGTCTATAGAAGATAAACCTGGATCTATAATAAGGGGATCTGTTGTCCATGAACCACCGTCAAACAAAGTAACAAATGCTCCGGCGGTTGGTGAAGGCGGAAGGGTTAAAGTAAATGCCCCTGAGGATGTATCTGCAAGAAGAAAATCCCCTGCTGATGCTACAAAGTTACTTGATATTCTGGTAATTGTTATACCAGATGCACCACCAACGGCTTTACGTGCAATGATATCAATAGCACCTGCATTATTTTTGTAATACAGTATACCGTCATCATAGTTAATAGCAAGCTCACCATACTCAAGATCCGAAGTTCCTGGCTGACTCGTTGGAGTCGAGGATTTTTTAAGTATAATTTTTGCTGCCATGTGTATCCTTTACTCTTCGGTTATATCCTTGACCTCGATCTTTTCCCATTTGCCTATCGGGCATCGAGCTCCGGATAATCTAGTTTTGGCTGGCATAAAGCAGCCGCACTTCTTACATACGTTTATATTAGGTATAAGATGAACACACCTTCCGCAGAGAGCAATTCTTCTTGCTACTTCTGGATGTCCCTTACCTTCTACTATTGACATAAAGAAAGTCCTTACTTGTATTTATAATTTATTTCTTTCCAGGTACGGCTTTAACCGGTACTTTTTTAGCACCTCTATCGATGTCACCTCGACCTTGAGACAGTGGACGGTATAGCTCACGAAGCTCCTGTGTTTTCTTAAAGTAAGCATCCATTCTTTCTTCGACATCGTCTTGCCAGTCAAAATAGAGACCAGACCATTTACATGCTAGTATATTACCTAGAAGTCTTTTTGCTTCGTCAATTCCGTGGCGTCGTTGGGCTATAGTTAATACACGAGAAAATGGCTGATATACCCCAGCACCCTCTGACTGATATTTGGAAATATTCGTAACAACCTTACCGAGAGCAGCTCCTGTAATAGAGAATTCAGATGCAGTTGTAGTATAAACATGCGTACAGTTTTCAAGTAACTTTACACCAGAAGCGTCTTTTGGTAAAATCTTATTCCATCCAACTCTACCAGCTAAGCCGTGTACTGCATCCCCTACTGTCAAAGGATGGGGCTTAAGATATACGTCATCTGTTTCGTTTATAAGTCTTAATACGTAATCCACATCAGCTAGGTCTAGAAGATTATGACCAGGCATAAACACAACATGGTTTATACCCTGATATTTTTCTTCTAGATCAAGTAGATCGTACTTGTCACATAGAGAATCAACAAAATGGGAAAGAGCTTCTTCCCCTTCTAACCCTGCGTCTTCTTTAGAGGCAAAATCGATTAGTCTAGAGTTAATCTCTCGAGATTGGGTAGCAGAATAAAGACCCCCACCCGGGAATTCGGTATAGGTATATTCTGAGAAGTTGTTAGATTGATTTGCTGAAACATCGTAGGAGATGTAATAGAAATCTGGGCACTTACTACGAAGAGTAGCTTCTTGCTCAGTAGCCCAATTATTCCTTTTAGATCTTGAGATATAAGGACCTATCTTACCAGCACCAAATGTCTTTTCATCAGACATAAGCTGGTCAGATAGGCGAGGAGCAATCTTAGGTTCGACCTTTGGCTCTTTTTCTCCGCTTGCCGGAGAATAGTTTGCATACTGGTCTAGATTTGTTTTTACTTCCATAGTATTACCTTATCAAAATAACAAAAAGCATTTTATTCTATAGTTATAGTACTAGCATCAATTAAGAATGGATCTTCGTTAGAATCTGTGATATCAGCTAATTCTTGAGCTTTAGCATATAGTGTATCTATATTGTCTGTAGGAGTGAGTCCTAGAGCAACCTCTCGCTGATTCCTAAGTACCATCCAATCGATCTGTCTAAGAACACGATCTCGACGTGTTCGGAGATAATTCCATCGACCAGAAAGACGTGGCAATCTAGCTGCTTCAGGTACTTCTTCTAGTCCATATGTTCTTACCCATTTACCTGTTTCTGGATCCTTTGAACAGGAGACTGCTTTAATAGCCATCTCTGCAGTTGCTTGAACAGTAATTTCATCAGGACCTACCGGGGGAACCATTACATAGTCTGTACCAGCCAAAGTCATTTCGGTAATTCTAGCTGGTAGTGTTGTATTAACAAGAGAGTCGCGAAGCTCCTTCTCTGTCAACGGAAACTCTAAAACCTCATCAGTTTCTTTGTTTACTCTTGCGTATAGCATAGGATGCTCCTTATTGCGTGAACCAGGTCGTAGACCTAGAAGTCGTAAATGTTGTTGTTACGTTATCGTCTGTGAGCCAAGATGTAATAACCTCTGTATCTCGCGACGTTTCTTGCTGCGTTAGGTAATCTGTATCATATGTAGTCGTAGTTTCTCGAGTAGTTGGAACTTCATATGCAGTAGCACCAGTATTCTGCAGGTATGTAGTTGTGGTTGTACGAGAAGTACTCTGAGTAGTTATGTAATCAGTATTTCTATATGATGTTGATATACCAGACTCGGTTGGATATGTAGTAGGCTCCAATATAGAACTAAAAGTAGTTGAAAAACTAGTATACTGCGTTGTACCCGGAGTAAGCTGGGTATACTGTGTTGGGTAAGTTGTGGACCCAGTATATTGTGTTACATAGACGTTATACCCTTCGCCCTGTGTAGGAACATAATAGCTACTATCATAGGTGGTAGTCCCAGGGGTATACTCAGTAACAGTTGTGTTAGCGTATATAGTATCCCTAGAGTAGAGCGTAGATCTTGAGCTTGGAGGTACATATCCGCCAGAGGGATTAGCCTCAATTATTGTTTGAGTAGTATTACAACTCAAAGAGCAATCTTGGCAGGTGCGCGCTAAATATGAAATAGTTGTATATTGATCAAGCGTATATCCTGAATTATAAAACACAGTAGAAGATACAGGGAAATTCTGGTAAGACTCGTTAATTACAGTAGTATAAACAGCCACTTGACATGGTTCGCATCGAGACTCTACGTCTTGGCAATATGCAACTACGCCTGGATCCGAGGATGGATAACAGTCAAACACCCCATTATCGGGGTCAGTTTGGCCAGACTCATAACCAACAAACTGGCTTGTGGTAGAAAATGATGTTACAGTCGAAACATACTGGGAAACATAAAAGGTTGGTTGACTATATGAATAAGCAGTTAGTACCTGCGCTGGACTATAATAATTTACACCAGGAGAGCATGATACAACTGAGCAGCCGGCCGGTATAGGATCTTGTCCAGAAGGAGAACCATCTACATTGTAGTAGTAACATCCTGATGCAGAAGACGGGTATGAGTACGATGTAGTTGATGTACTGTATGTAGTAAAGAAATACCCAGTAACAGTTGTATTCTGGGAATAATCTGTTGGCCTGGTAAGGTCGTACGAGGTAATATTAGTATAAGTAGTCGGCCGCGTAACTTCTGAAGTGTATAATGTATTATACGTATAAAAGTAAGTATAATTAGTAGGTGTTGGAGTAATTACAGCAGCAGTAGTATTTTGCGGTGTATAACTAGTATACACCGTTCCCTGAGGAGTAAGGATTGTATCAATCGACGTATTATAATTACCTTTAAACGTATCATTACTAGTCGGAGTATATAATGTAGTTACATCATATGCGGTTGATACAGCATAAACCCAAGATGTAGGAAAATTTGTAACAAAACTGCTTGAGTATTCAGTATCTACACCAGGATCAGTAAATAGGGTATCGAAGGTAGTAGTAGTTATATTCGACGTAGGGGTAGGTGTATACCACTGGGTTATATAAGTGGTAGGAGACAGCGTAGGAGCTGAAGTAGTAAAACTAGTATTAGTTAGCCTAGATGTAAGAAAGCTAGTAATAGCTGACGTGTACTGACCTTTTGGAGTACCTAACCAGAGTCTACGTGACATTATATTTCCTTTATGCGTTTTGACGCCAAGCCTGAACACCTAACCAATTTGATCCATTATCATATGTTTCTAAGATAATTAGGGTCTTGCCAGAAGCATTAAGAATAGGGTAATTACCTTTGTCCCAAGTAGTTGTTGGTGGCCAGGTAATAGTTCCTTGACCAGGATTAGTTAGGTAAAAGTAAATGGTATTTACTGATCCGCTTACAAGATTTGTAGCAGTAAATGTAGTATTGCCGGTAATAGTTGCTGTAATAGTCTCACCAGCATTTAAGTCTAGGGATATAACACCTGAGATGCTACCTAGATCTTGCTTCTTACCTCTGACATTGGCGTCGACGAGATTACGATTATCATCAATAATCGTAGTGCCTGATACCTTTATTGCCATCTTCGTATCTCCTAGAGAAACTCGGCTATAGGTCTTTTATTTGACTTTAGCTGATAACTCTTTAATTGCCTCAATGAGTATAGGAATAAGCGAGTCATAGGATACTCTCTTAATTCCATCTGAACCTGTGTTAACGACGACTGGAACTACCTCTTCTACCTGCTGAGCAATCACGCCTATAGCAGCTTTAGAAGAATCTTTCCATTCAAAGTTTACGCCTTCTAATCTGTTTACCAGATCTAAAGCATTTTCTATAACGCTCACGTTTTTCTTTAAACTAATATCAGAAGTTGAATTAAAATCTGTTGCTGATATTGTTGACCCAGCAATTGGAGCCAATGCAAAGCTAGCATGACCCGTATCGATATCGATACCAGCAGAAGGCTCTGGTGTATACCCTTGATAGAACTTCCAGGTACCCCCATCTGTAGCATCACGGAATACGCCAGTGTGTGCATATCCAGAGGCAGTGCCATCAGAGTTATAACCGCCAGCTAATCCTAAGTCTAGATTGACATATGTCTTAGCATAGGTAGAACCGCCAGAGACGTAGGTGTCTGTGTTAGTAGAAGCAACTGTAACTGATGTTTCTGTTGTTGCAATAATTTCAGCACCATCTATATTAAAAGATGATGGTGTTACACCTTGAACAACAAGGAAATCCCCAACTACATAGTTATTATCAACAGTGTATGTTACGTTAGTTCCGTCACCAGATGCTGCAGTTAGAGTACCTGCAGTTCTTTGATTCACGTAAATCATGGTATCAGCAACACCAAGATTCTGTACGTTTACAAAGGTAGTTGTACCTGATACTTCTAGGTCACCATCAACAGTCAAAGCACCAGTAAACTGGCCTGAACCAGTAAACACAGGATTATTAATAGGAGCTTTAAGATCAAGCTCAGTACTAATATTAGTAAAGTTGGTATCTACCTCGCTATTTAATAGTCGGGTACCTTTTACACTACGAAGTGTGAGTGCTACAGACATTGTGATTCCTATTCTTTATTTACTAAAGCAGTAAGTAAATTCTTGATGTCAGATAAATCGGTCTTTATATTATTTAT